GTTAATGTACAAAACCCCTTATTTACTCATATATTATAGTATATATATGCAAAATTGTGTACTACACGTTGAACTTTTTAAGCTTATTTATTAGTCTCTCCAACTTCTTTTCAGTAACCGAATAAAAGAAACCTTCTCCACAATGAACGCAATTGGCTCGTAATTCTGAAATTAATAAGCTGCCAATCTGCAGCAAATCTTCACCCTGAATAAGTATTGTTTGTCCAATTTCACGGCCGCATTTGCTGCATTTGATTTTCATATCTTCAAATAATCCTCACTCTGCCGACCGATCCACAAATGGCCAGGTTGGATTAATCGATCTTTGTTTACATGGATGATCTGGCCGTGATGTTTGATTTGGTCTGGACACTCATTATTTTTAGGGATATGCACCAGATCCGGCATCACACCAAACTTTTTCATAAAATAATCCGCTGCCATCCGGATATGATCCTCTTGAAAGAATTTGTCTTCATTCCGCCAGAGCATGCCGATGTTAAGGGAGTTGGTGAGTTCTGACATCAATTATCTCTTTCTATCACTGAGAGAGGACAATCAATCGGCGGTTGTTCAGTGACGATACTAACATCCGTTCTCAAATCTGGAGCTAAAATTTCATCACCATTTAAATATGCAAAGCAGGTATATGTTTCATAATCGAAAAATTGGCAGTTCCAACAACAGCTTGGATATTCATTCACAACAATTTTCAATACTTTCATTGCTTTTCCACCTCAACATCATCCGGAACATCATCCAGGATAGTCGGCCGGTATTGCCTGGCCCGTTCATCCCAATCGTGTGGGAGATCCACACCAATGGCCTTGGCGTCCATCTTCAGAGTATTGGCCAACCACTCAGGACCCTGCGCCTTGTCTTCATAATTAAGGCGCCAATCCAAAAACATATTGGTCATTTTTCTTTGCGCGTAAGCTAGCTGATCATCTTCTGATTCATCTTGCGGATAACTATAATAGGTTCCAAACGCCCAGCGCATCAGATTTGGATCGATGTTTACAACAGCCTGCTGAAAGACAGGGATGACTACTTTCTCAATAAATTTCACACTGGCCGCACGATTGGCGCTTCGGATGTCATACTCAGATAACCCCTTATCCTCTTCATTGACCACCTTTTCCAGCGCAGCGATGGCCTCCTTGCCAACGCAGACGATCTCCACCAGCTTATTATCTGTGATGGGAAATTCATATCCGGTTGGTTTTGTCAGCCGGACCCTCAGCTTTTCAGGTGCTGACGCCAGCCAAACCTGAAACATGGCCATAACATCCTCACGCTGTTCAGCGGTGAATCGCCAGCTCGTCATGTAATCATCTTTCAGAGATTTACAGCCGCCGTCCTGCTCTTTGTCGTAAATCTCAACATCCAAGCAAGCCGAGACATACATCAGCTGCTGGTTTTTGTAAAAGGTCTCACGCCACTGGTGGCAGGCGGGGAAGCCGCAGACATGATTCCCTTTTCGGACAACGTGAAGCGGGCAGTTACTGCATGTCTGCGCCTGGTCAACCAAAACAGAATATATGTCGAGAAGGCGGGAGTCAATATGCTCAAACTGGTAGCGCCAGTCCTCAGGCTCATCATCTAGGGCGTTCGACAATCGGTGATTGGATAGGCGCTGGAAGAGGGCATAGGGGTCATCGTTAGACCAGGCTTTCCGGACTTCCTCAGGATATTGATTGAACGCCATTGCAAACAGCTCCGCCATTTCTGTATCATGATCCAGACGATCATCTGTCATGACCTCAGGAATTTCCGGTCTCCATGCGGCCAACTCCCACAATCCTGTGCCCGCTCTGGGTGGATCGTCTTCCCAACTACCGTGCAATCTAATAACAGCCTTACTGGTCGACCCATATCGCAATGCGGAATCAACGCTTTTTTCGATCTCAACGGTGTCAATTTCATCCCTGTCCTCAAGGATTTCGTCAATAATCTCCTGGCTCTGGGTAGGGTCCACGCGCTGGATCTGCAACAGCGACCGTGCGCTGCCCTCGGTGATCTGGCCCCGGTCCACCTTCTCCTGCACCGGATCCGGAAGATCCAAAAGCCGCATCTTATTGCGCACAGCCGAGGCCGACAGATGGAAAAGCTGGCCGATCTCCCTGGATGTCTTCCCGAATTTATCCCGATAAATCTTCATCGCCCTGGCGGTCTCGATCGGTGAAAGGTCCTTCCGGTCATGATTCTCGGTCACCGCCTGGATGAACATCTGCTCGTCGGTCAGAGACTGGATGTTGACTGCCATCTGGGCATACTGGCCGTCGCCTTTCTCCTGACATAGCTTCCGCATGGCCGCCAGCCGCGAATGCCCAAAGGCCAACTGAACTTCACCGTAAGGTGAAATCACTCGCCCGGTAGGGGTCTGCAGTATTCCAACCTCTTCAATCGATTGAGCCAAGTTCTGAATATGTTCCGCATCTTCACTCAAGCGAGTTTGATAGGGATTGGGAAGTATTTTTTCAAGATCAAAATTTTCTATGTAACCCATGGTTTACTCCTGTATATAGATTTTGTGAATAGTGTTTCTGTAGAAACGGTGTACCTTTTATAGTCCTTTTGCCATCATCAAAATCGCATCCCGATTTGAAAGCCCATGCAACCGGCCATAGAGATTAATCACATCAAGTGGCTTCATCGTGCAGCCGGTGTAACACCCGCAGATCTGCCGCTGAGTATCCAGCCAAAACGAAGGATCATGATCATCATGAAACGGGCACCGGGCTAGCATCCACCGGTGATCACGGGAAGAAGCCGCCGCACCTGGAAAGAAATCCTCAATTTTGAACCGGTTTCGCACCCGGGAGACCAGATCCGGCCCCGCATCTTCCTGGCCCTCAGCCGCCGCCCAGGGATCGTCAGAAAATTTTACAGGATTGATGAAATGACCAGGGATTCTCACATCATCTGGCAACTCAGTATCTCTGGCCAGCAAAGCGGCCGGCAGGATATCAGAAAGCGCCTCAACCTGCACGATCGGCGCCCCTGGATTGACCGCTTTATACGGCACCCCGGAAGGATGAATTGAAGGCGGTGCCAGGACATACCCGCCTTTCGCCTTGACATCGATGCCCTCAAGCGCTCGGTTCCGTTCATCATGCGGCAGCCGTATGTAAACATGCATCCCCCTTGCCGTCTGGACCTTATAGGTCACCCCAGCAGCGTATTCCGCTGCCCCGCCCCGTTTCTTGGCCCACAATTGCCAATAAACATATCGGCTCGATGAGTCAAAATCCACCACCGCCAACCCACGAACACCAGTGATGATTGCCAGGTTGTGAAGCTTATCCGGAAACCAGTGTATAATTTCATCAGGAGAGGGTAACTGGCTTTGATACGGCTCCCAGGCGGCCAGTTCTGGCCGTTTATCTCTGAACTTTATCGGGATCACGCTCTGGCCACTGAGTATCCAGCTTTTTGCTGTTTCTGTTATCTGGTTTGTTGTTTGATTAGTCATTTTTACTCTATGCTTTCTATTTATATAATTTCGATTAAGAGTACCAACCCGTACCAACCACTCCAACCTTTTGTATTAAATTCTCTTTTTAATTATTTTTTCTATCCTTAATAGGTTTTAGGTTGGTACTGGTTGGTACGCTGGCTGTTTTTTGGTCATTCACTGAGTAAGTCCCTTCATATATATTGGGGTGTTGTGCGCTCATTTTTGGAGTACCAACCTGAGTACCAACCTTAGAAAATCGTACCAACTGGTACCAACCTCGGTTTTTAGGTGAACTTCGTTGTAAATGTCTTTTTTGAATACTTTATGAACAAAGCTGGCTAATTTTTCTTTCCAGCTTGACCATCTCCAATTCCAATCTTTTATGGCTTGAAATCGTGTTTCCCAACAAGGCCCGGAAAACATACAATTACAACAAGCTATTGACCAATCATCTTCTATCCAATTTCCGTCTCGGGTAATATATAATTCAGCTTTACTTCCACAAAAAGGACATGGTTTTAACTTTTCTTGTAATAATTTGTCTTGTAAGTTTTCATATTGCACTTCTTCTTTTCGTGTGTTTTTTTCTTTATCAATTTTTTTCATGTCCATCATTCCCTTTTTAATTTTTTATGGATAACTAAATGGACTACTCGAATGCAGTTGGATGCCAGTGTAGCCCCAGACCTTTTGGCCAATGTTGTTTACTCGTTTTTTCTTCTCATGTCCAAGTTTTGTCATCACCGCTGCCAGGCCCATGGCATTGCCCCGGGTCGAACCCTTCAACCCGCCGCGGGTTGGATCCTGGAGAATGGCCAGGATATCAGAAGTGGGAAGCCACCAATCATCTCGGGCTACATCCAGATCAAAGAATTTTTTCACCAGGTCTTCAATCGGATCCGCAACGTCATATTCCTCATTGATCTGCTGTGATTTGATAAATTCATCTCGGGTCAGTTTCCAGGTCTCCCCGGCCAGATAAGCCGCCATCGCTTCTGCCCATACGTCTGACGGATCAAGATCAGATGAATAATCCCAACTGATGTCTTCGATCTTTGAGAGGATAAAACGCCGGC